CGGCTCGACATCGGCCGCATGGTGATCGAGGGCATGCAGAGCCAGGTGCGCGAGGCCCTGTTCGACACGCGGCTGCCGCCGGAGACCGGCACGCCGCGATCGGCCTCCGAGATTGCCGCGCGGGTGCGCCAGAACGCCCGCGTGCATCTGAACGGTTTCCAGCGGCTGTGGCGGTCGATCCATCCGGTCATCGTGCCCCGCTGCGCCGAAATCCTCTATGGATTCGGCTACATGCCGCCGCTGATGAACTTCAACGAGTTGATGGTGTCGGTCTCGGTGCGCTCGCCGATCGTGGCGCAGATGAAGGCCGACCAGCTGGTCAACCTGGCCAGCTATGTCGAGATGATGATCGGTTTCGTCGGACCGCAGGCGCTCGACGAGCATCTGTTGATCGACGACACGGCCGACCAGCTGGCCGACGCCTTCGCCCTGCCGAAGAACCTGATCCCGACGGCGGACGCCCGCAAGGCGACGCGCGAGAACAAGGCGCGGCAGATGCAGGAGGCGCAGCTCGCCGAAGCGGCGATGAACGCCGCGCCGCAGATCGTCGACCACGGCCTGAAGGCGATCGACGGCGGGAGGATGGCGGCGTGAGCGGACCCGTGAATGTGGCCGGCCGCGTGACGCTGTCGCTCGACGAACTGATGCGGGCCAGCGGCGAAATCGGCTGGGATGGTTTGGAAAACCGTTTCTCGCCCGCAAAGGTCTCCGACCGCTTCCGGCCCCAGGAGCGGATCATGCGCTTTGCCGCAGCACTCGGCATGCATCCGGAAGGGCGCGAATTCCTCGACTGGATCTTCGACATGACCTGCCGCGCGCCCTACCCGATAACAACGGGCGACATGCAGGAACTGGCCTTTGCGGCCGCCAAGCACCAGGCGCGCGCGGCCGTGGGCAACGTGATCGCGCTTGCGGTCGCCGAGGGCCGGCGGCTGAACGACATCCCGACCAACCCAGGAGCCACATGATGCGCGATCTTCTCGACAAGTATCTGCATTCCTACCCCCGCGACGGCGCCGAGACGGGCGGCGGCGGCGCGGGCGGCGCACCCGGTGCTGCGGGTGGCGCCGGAAGCCCGCCGGCGGGCGCTTCGGGGGGCTCCCCTGCCCCGGAGACGCCGCCGGCGGGCGGGACGCCCGGTGCCGAGCTGTATTTTCCCGAAGGCTTTCCCGACCAGATGCGCGGCAAGGACGGCAAGGAAACGCTCGACAAGGCCTGGGAGGCGCTGAAGGGCTATCGCGACAAGGATGCGCGCCGCGACGTTCCGGCCGATCCGGCCGGCTATCTGTCCCTCGATGGCCTGAAGGATTTTTCGCTCGACGAGACCGTCAAGCCACATTTCGAAGCGCTGAAGCAGGACAAATCGGCGTTGGCGATGTTCGAAAAGGCGAAGGAGCACGGCGTCGACCGGCGCACGGCGCTGGACATCTGGCAAGCCGGCATGAAGCAGATGCAGGATTCGGGCATGCTGGAGCCGATGCTCGACCCGGCGGCCGAGCGGGCAGCACTCCTGCCGGAAGCGGCCAAGAACCTGCCGAAGACCGAGCAGGATGCGGCGATCGACCGGCGCATGCAGGAGAATTACGACTTTCTCGACCTGATGAGCCAGAACCGCAGCCTGCCCAAGGAAGCGCGCGACCATGCCGAGATGATGCTCGGCGACAGCGCCAAGGGGCATGCCTTCTTCGAATGGATGCGCGGCCAGCTGCAGGGCGGCGAGGGCGCCGGTCCCGGCGCGCATGGCGGCGGCCAGGGCGGCGGCGACACGGCCGAAACGCTGAAGGCCGAAATGGCCAAGCCGGAGCTGACGCCCGGCCATCCGAAGTTCGACAAGGCTGCCTATAAGGCCTTCGACGAGCGCTACAAGCGGTTCCACGCGGCCACCTGAAGCGCGACGCAATTGACCGGGCGGCCGACGATGCACAATCGGCGCCGCACCTGACGGAAAGCGACCTGGCGCGCGGCGGCTATCCTTCACCGGACCCGCCTCACCGCCGGCCAATCGGCTCCGCATCGGTCACACATCCAACGCAACACCGGGAGTGTTTCAATGCTCGAAGCTGAAAATTGGTTCAAGGAGAAGATCAAGGATCTGATCTCCGTGCAGTACCAGGCCGTCGGTGGCTATCTCGACGGAACGATGATGAGCGGCGACGAAGAGGCGGGACTGTACAAGTTCCCCAAGATCGGCCGGCTCGAATCCTACGAGATCACGTCGGCCATCCAGGACGTCGCCGGCGGCGAAGCCGCGCTCGAAATGCTGGAAGTCAGGCCGAAGGATTACGAGGCCTCGACCCACCTGACCAAGCTCGACATCTACAAGATGGGGCCGACCGCCCAGACCGCGCTGGCGCAGCTGCTGACCATGGCGATCAAGCGGCGCCGCGACACGATCAAGATCGAGGCGCTGCACACGTTTACGGCCGCGACTGCCACCCAGGACATCGGCGGCGCGTCGACCATGATCAATCCGTTCGACCTGGAGACGGGCCGGGCGCAGATTGCGGCGACCGGCGCCGACGATATCGGCATCGGCGCCGTGTTCTGCCCGATCCCCGAGCTGTGGATGTCGCAGCTGTGCCAGTACAAGGAATAGAACGACGCCGACTACAAGGGCACCGAAAACCTGCCCTGGTCGCAGGCGATGCGCGGCCGCGCGAAGACGGTTCGCTCGGTGAACTACTTCACCATGCCGGACGAATATTTCGTGGACTATGACGACGGCTCGTCGATCACCACCCACATGTGGGCGCGCTCGGCCATGGGCGCGGAAACGCCGTGGAACCAGGAAGCGCCGGAGTTCTACATGCTGCCGCAGAAGGAGGGCAAGGTGTGGCTGGGCAAGGTCGGCCTCGGCGGCTGCGCGCTCGGCATCCAGCGCCAGGCCGTGAAGAAGCTGCGCTTCCAGAAGATCACGGCGGTGACCGAGATCCCGATGCTGACGCTGGAAGCCGCCTGACGGGCATCTGACCAACGGCGGCGCGCCAGACGCGCCGCCGCTCTCTTCGTCGCGGCGCAAGGCGCCGCCGGACCCCACACATTCGAAGGAAAGCCACCATGTAGGAGAAAATACGCACCCAAGTCCGCAAGGCCTCGATCGCCTATCCGGGCTCCGATGGCCCGAAAACGTTCCGCCGCTACGACCATGCCACGATCGCCGCGCTCGCGACCGTGCTGGCCGCCGGCTATTTCAACGACTGGCGTTCGACGCTGCAACCGGGCGACATCATCGACTGCGTCACGGGCCTGCCCAGCGCCGTCGACGAGGCCAAGCTCGTCGTTCTGACCGTGCCGGCCACCGGCGACGTGACGGTCGGCCACGACACCGAGGTTTCGGGCGTGCGCGCCGTCGTTCCGACGTCGGGCGGCTTGACCACGGGCCTGATCCTGCCGTCCGACAAGTTCGTCGAGGTGACCAGCGCCAATGCCGACCACATCGTGACGCTGCCGACGGCTTCGGCCTCGACGCGCGGCAAGGTGCTCTACATCTGGGTGGTTCCGTCGACCAACTGCGAGCTGCGCACGCCCGACGCCTCCGGACAGACGATCAACGGCGTCGATTCGGACGGCACCCAGGAAGCGCTGCTGACGCATTCGCGCCTCTACCGCGTGACCCAGCACCTGGCCACCGGCTGGCTGCTCGAAGGCCTGACCGCGCTCGGCGCGGTGGCGACCGCCGTCGTTCCGGACTGATCCGGACGCGATACCAGGAAGGAGGGCGGCCATGGCCGGACTGATCGACAAGGCTGTGATCGTCAACTGGGCCTTGACCGATCTCGGCCTGCCGCCCTCCTTCACCCTCGACACCGCCGACGAGGTCGGCCGCACGGTCGACCTCGTCTGGCAGCGTGTCGTCGACCGCACCTTCGGGCTGCACGACTGGACCTTCTGCCGCAAGACGTTCCTCCTGTCGCGCCAGTCGGCAATGCCCGTGACGGGCTACAAGTTCGCCTTTGACCTGCCGGGCGGCACGCTGGGCGAACCGCTGCGCTACTGGCGCGACGCCCGCTGCTCGCAGCCGGTGCGCGATTTCCAGCTCGAGGCAGCCGAAGTGCATTCCAACGAAGCCACGCTCTATGCCCGCGCGAAAGTCTATGTCGAGCCGGAAAGCTGGGAGCCCGGCTTTCGCCAGTGCTTCACCACGGCGCTCGCTTCGGCGCTGGCCGTGCCGCTGACACAGGATTCCGACACGGCCGCCGACCTGCATGGCGCGGCCTTCGGCTCGCCTGCGCAACAAGGCTCCGGTGGCGCCTTCGGCCGGCTCATCGCGCAGAACCGCGCCGCCGACCCGCCGGATTCGCCGATCCGCCGCGGCGATCCGCTTGTCGATGCACGCTGGAGCTGACGCATGGTCGCGCAGGCGGGCGAACGCAAGCGATCCAACAATGCCGGCGAGCTGTCGCCCGACCTCGCCGAGGCGGTCGACATCAAGCAGTTCTATGCCGGCGGGCTGCGCTACAAGAACGTCGAGCCGGTGGCGCAGGCCGGCTTCGACCAGATGGCGGGAAGCCGCGATCTCGGCCCGGTGCGCAAGCGGTTGTCGGCGCTGTCGCAAAGTTCGATCTCGTCGTCGCTCGGCCCGCATACCGGAACCCAGACGGTCTGGTCGGCGACGATCGCCGGGACGGTGGCCGGCGTGCACATCGAAGCGGCCGCCGGCGGAACGGCGCTTGCCGCGCACACGCTGACCTGCGAGGTGAACACGGGCGCCGGCTGGGTGCAGATCGGGCCGGCGATCACGCTGTCGGGCACCGCGGCCAAGACGCGCAGCTTCGCGGCGGCGCCCGGTGCCGGACTTGTCGGAACGGCGGTGCGGCTGCGCTGCGTCTTCTCGACCAGCGACACGCTGACATTGGGCGCCAAGACGGTGCTGGCGGAAGGCAGCGACCAGGACGTGCCGCGCATGACGTCGCTGCGGCACGATTCGGGCGATCACTACCGGCTGGCGCTGACGGAAAAATGGCTGGACATCTGGCAGGACGACACCTGGCGGGCCGGCGTGTGGCTGCCGACCGTGACGGCGTCGCTGCAGGCGGAGGCGAAGTTCTACACCGAGAATGCCACCATCGGCATCTTTGCTCGCGACCTGGAGACGATCCGGGTGCGCCGGTCCGGCTCGGCCACGGAATGGGAGGTCGACAGCTGGCCCTATGCGGGCGTGCCCGGCGTCGACTATGGCGCGACCTATTCCAAGACGGATGACGTCTGGGAAATCTTCGTGTCGTGGACCGACAATGACGACTATCTGTACCTGTCGGTGACGGTGAACGGCGAAACCACGCCCTCGGTGCCGCTGCAGGACGGCGCCGGCGATCCGGTGACCTTCACGGCGGCAAGCAGCACGCCGGCCTACTGGGACAATCTCACGGCCGCGCTGAAAACCGCCCTGGAAGCGCTGCCGTCGCTGGGGCCGACCATCACGATCGCCTGGAAAGATCAGCCCGGCAAGGCCCGCAAGCTGATCGTCACCTTCGAGGGCGACCTGTCGGGCGACGAATACCAGGTGACGGCGCTGGCCACCAACACGGCCGACGTCGCCGCAATCGCCTATCACATCGAAATCGGCGAGACCGCGTTCGAACCGCTGATTTCCACGCTGCGCGGCTGGCCCGGCAATGTCTGCCTCGTGCAGGACCGCATGGCCTATCTCGACCTCAATGGCCAGCCCTCGGCTGTGGCGCTGTCGCAGGGCGCGGAATATTTCAATCTCAACATCGAGGCGGCCGGCGCCGCGGCGGCCCGGCGCGACCGCCGGCGGGCCGGCGCGCCCATCGAGCGGGGCAGTGACGGGCGCGGCACGACCGATTTA